CGTCTTTAAAGTTACCAGTTTTTTCCATAGTGTCTACTTGCTTATTAAGATACCTGTGTGTTTCTTTTAACCAATGTAAACGTTTTGTATAGTCGCCCATACTATGCCTCCTGCAATTGTTCCTCCAACTTGTCTAGTTCGCTATCTTCTCTGTCATCAGTCCACGGAACTTCTTCTTCGCCGTGTTCGTCAACTTCTACGAACAAACTATCAGAGATGTTTGTTACACCACCACGTAGTCTTGCACCTTCTAGATCTTTAAGAAAACTGTCTGCTTGTTTAATCATTTCAAAAGATTCATCTTTAGTCTTACAAGCAAATAGTTCTTTTACAAACCTGTCAAAGTATAAAATATTACGTGGAACCCATTCAGAGTATTCATCACTCTTGTCTGCTTCTTTAACCTTGCGCCATTGTCTCCAGTCCGGCTGTGCTTTTGCACGTTCAATGTCCATAAGTGTATTAGCACGTTGTACTGCTTTAATGTGACACTCTACATTGTGCGCCATCATAAGTGCATAAGCAAAACTATCCCAACTTGTTTTGCCTTCTTTCTTAATTTTGTTAAGCATACCTGGAGCATAATGACAAATATCTGCGATTGTCATACGTCTTCCAACTTCACTTTCAAACGGAAATTGTATATCGTGATGTCCAGCAAGTGCCTTATTATCCGGAGCCTTGTCCATAATCACTGACCAACGTTTGCTTGTATGCTGTGCATTTGTATACACAAGTCCGTGTGCTGTTGCAATAAACGGAGATGCACAATCAAAACTAATAGTAAAGTTAGGATTAATTTGTTCTCTAATAATTCTTTGAATACTTGTTAAGTAACACGACCAATCTAATTGTGCTGTACCTAAGAAGTGCATCCAGTCTTTACCTTCAAGCATCCCATCAAACTTCATTGTAATCAATCTACGTAGTGTAATTGGCATCTTGCACATATTAGCACCACCCATTGCCCAACCTTCAGCAGCCTTATCACCATATACCGCAGGATCGGAGAATTCTTTTACACCTTCGTACCACCTTTCAGCAGTATCCCAGTTTGAACCCTGCAATACATTTAAGAACTTAGTTTGACCTAAACGATTATCAAGGAAGTATTTGTTATTGTAACGTGTTTTATCTAAGCAATCTTCAAATGTTTTTAGTCCTGTTTTAGGAGAGTGAATATGATCACAAGCCCAAGTCGGAACATCTAACATCATAGACCAATCAGCAGTTAGTTCTAACCACTCTAAGATCTTTTGTCTAGTCTTAGTTGCTTCAGGACCTTCAAAATTTAACCAATCAAACTTAATAACACCTTTACCAATCTGATATCCGCCTGAGTCTCCAAGTATCATCGTCTTGTCCCGATTCCTATCTTGGATCATACTCTCTTGTACTAAACTCTTTTGCAAATCAAGTTGTGCGTGACCTGCACTGTAAAGTCCATACTTGTATGTAAAGTATCCTGCTTCTTCGTTTAAAAAGTTCATACCTTCAATACCTCTATCAAATCCTTTAGGAATTCGATCTTGCGGAACAAAGTCTTCTAGCCTTTGCTTCGCAACATAGGTACTAAAGAAAGAACTAATTGCAGGAAGAAATACTGCGTAATCTTTCTGTAGTGGTGATAAGTTTGTTTGTTTCATCTAAGCCGCCTGTGCTGGAATAATGTATTTGTAGTTTGCTAATCCGCTGTCTAATGTAATCTGAACAGCACCTTCGTTTGAAATGCTCATCTTAGTATTGTTTACATCAGCAATTTTTAGAATTGCTAAGATACTTGCTACAGGCCAAGTCCAGCCTCTATCAAGTGTACCAGTAACATCAGTTGCAAAAATAAATTCACCACCGTGTGTACTTGCATCACCAAAGATAAACTTTAAGTTACCATCTTCAGTCTTTGCTAAGAATGTTGGATGTTCAGGATTAGCGCCTGCTTGGAAATTAAAACGCTGTACGCCTGCAAGTGTAGGAACAACTTCTACGTCCCAGTTTACACCACGAAACTTTACAGTTTTCATTTTCTCATTAATAATTTCTTGATTCATAAAACGATAGTCGTTTTTAAAATCTCCATCTGCATTTTCAAAGTGAATACCTACAGGAATATTTGCACCATTACGTTCTGCATTTGTAATAGTAATCTTTGCGTCCTTTTGATATTCAGTACCGTCAATCAAGTACTTTAACTTGTTAAGTTGTGGCATACCAAATGTGCCAATCATATCTGCATATGGATTATGTGTATCTGCTTCCATAATAACTGATCTGTCATCAGCCATCGAAAACATCGATGTGCCTGCTTCTTCGCCAGTCACTTTCACAGTAGTTAGAAAACCTAAGTTCTGTGTATGACTAACAATATCTTGTAAGATGTCTTTCATTGAATTCTCCTTTGTTACTTACATTATATTTAGGTTTGATTGAAAGTGCAAGAATTTTTTTACTCAAAATCAAACAAGTTATTAAAATTATTATCGGAACGAGTTGAACTAATATCCCATTCCAATACCCCAATCAAGTTCTTGAGTTTTTCATCAATCACTGTATTTTCCATTGTTGCGTCATCGAATGGCAAATCTTTAAACCATTCAGGCAAACGCAACTCATCCACAGGATACGCAATACTTGTATATCCCATTGGATTGTCCTTTACCTTACAGACAATAACTTTTGCACCATCTGTAATATTCATAGAGTATTTGTCTCCGTTCATACGTCTAAGTGTACCCCAATTGATACTTGCTCTTACGTGTCCAGGCATATTCACTTTGCCCGCTTTCTTTTCTTTGGCTTGGTACTCAGTAATTTTGTTTGCACGTTTAGGTGAACCTTTTTCCCAACCAGGACGACTCTTAAATTCTGTTCTAAATTCAGTAATGTAGTCTAGTACTTCTTCTTTTTCTTTGCCTGCTAGTACCATTTCTAATACGTTACTAAGAAAGTCTTGAATAACAACAGGTGTATCAGAACGCTTAAGGTCTAGACCCATTGCTTTGATCTTACCAGGCTTTCCTTCTGTATCTGTTCTAAAACCTTCAATGTCATAATAAAGAACTGCATAACGTTTCTTTGTAATAAACAATCCTTTACTTGCAACAATTTCCCTAGCAGCCGCAATAACTTCTGAACGCTTCTTAGGACAGTGGAATGCATCATTCATAAACTTGCCAAATGTAGCATTTGTAGTTTCACCGATTGTGTCATATAGTTCAATCACACTGTCTTTGGTCCACGGAATAGTGCCTGCTTCAATATCTTTTTTCAATGTGCTGTATGCACTAAAGTATGTGGAGTCAGTGTCGCCATAAACAATTGCTTTGCCTGTATGATCATACTCGCCTGTAACTATCTCATTGATCTTAGCAGCCATATGTTTGGTAATGCTTCGTCCTGTAAGTGTAACACTTTGACCAATCCTGTTGTCGAAAAACCTACAACCAGGATTAAGAATAGCACCATACAAACTGTTAAGTAGAATCTTTTTAACCAATTGTCGCTTTGCCCAGTATTCTTCTTCAATCTTGTTTCCTGCATTCTGACTTTCTTTCTGCTTGGCCTGCATCTCTTTACGTTCTTTATACCAACGTGCAAGTAGTCCAGGAATAACGCCTTCTTTTTCATATGTAAAGATTGTACCGTTAGCACTTAGCATCCAAGGCTGATTACTTTCATATATAAGAGCATATACTTGAGCTGCGCTCAACTTATCGTCGCCGCCTTGCTCCCAATCAATTGTAATTTCTCTTGATATCTCTTTTTCCATCACACTTGCGTATTCTACAGAACCAAACATACCTTCCCAAGCACTAGCAAATGATTTACCTTTCGCCATCTGACTTTCGATGTGTGCTTTAGTTCCATCCTGGCGAAGTTGTCCAACAACAGTTTCAGGACCCATATTCAATGCTCTAATAACAGATGGATATAGCGAGTTCAAGTCAACTGATCCAATCCATTCGTGTATACCTTTTTTAGGATACGCAACATAAGCACCTGCCGCAGGTTCACTACCTGGCTCACGCTTCACTCTGTTCGGAACAATCATTCCACGTCGATGTGCTTCGTTGATAATACCTTGTTCTGTAACAGCAACAGCACCCATTGTTGTTTGAATAAGAACTGTGTTTTCGTGTGCAATAGTGTTTGCAAGATCAATAAATTTAAGTTTCTTATCTAGTTTATCTAATAGTGCAGTATCTTGTCTGTTATATTCAATAAATGTTCTGAAGTCGTTGTTGTATAATGCATCAAGACTACCTTCATATACAGTTTTCTTTTCACCAATTTCTAGTTCACCAATAGCATCTAGTCTGTACGTATGACGTTCTTCATAGTTATACTTACGATATAGTTCTAAACTATCAACGTGTACACGACCAATTAAATCATACGTTTGTGATTCTTTACCAAACTTTTCATAAATTCTTTTCTTAGGTTTTTGATCCCATAAACACAAACGTCTGGTATCGTCACTGCTCAATACTTTTGTAATACGGTTAACAGTATAAGGCATATCAAATCCTTCACTGTTCCAGCCACTTAATACATCAGCATCTTGAATAAGATCTAAGAACGCATCAAGCATATCTGCTTCATTTTCATAAAGTATTGTATTAGGTATTCCTTCGATGGCTTTTTGTGCTTCAGCCATTGATAACGTTTTAGGTGGAATCGCTAAACAAATTAGTTCTTCCATCCACTGTAAGTGTACAGCAATTGATGTAATAGGCATAAATGCATCTTCTGGAGAAGCATAACCACGCTCAGGATCAAAGTCAACCTCGATATCCCAAAACGCTACATTTAGTTTAGGAGCATCAACGTTTAAATAGTTGTCTTCTAAACATCGATAAATTGGATTAATATCTGATTCATATAATTTTTTGTTAGAATGAATAGCAAGTTCTTTTCTAAGTTCTTTAATATTCTTAGCGTTTACCCGTGATAATGGTTCACCGTAAATACTTTGATACTTGCCTTTTTGATCTGGGTAATAAAAAATATGTCTTGGGGAATATTCTTGGAATGTTCTTTTCCCCTCTTTTCTTTCTACGACTTTGATGATATCTTCACCACGATCATAGAATGCATCTATATAACTCATTTGTTCTCCTGTATGTCAATTTTGGCTGACAAATACCTAAATAGTCGCTTTGTGGCCGACTGCACCTTAATCATATATACTTATCCTGTAAACACGCCATACAAATGTTTTGTGACTCCGTATGTATAAATTACTGCTAGTACTCCATTTAGTACAATTAAACTTTTTTCTTCCCACAGTACACCGACAGCAGTCCAAATAACAGATGCAATAAAGAAACCATACACTCCGTATATTTCATTTGGAAATACAGATATCAATAGTGCCGCAGTAAGTAATACTGCTGTACCTAACCAAGCAAATAGTTGATAAGGTTTACTCTGTTGTTTCGTCATCTACATCCTCTACAACGTCATCAGGTTTTAAAATCGGCAATCCACCATTGTCAAAATAACGATTATCATCTGTAACATAAACGTGTGTTGTAATATTAGTGCCGTCTAGTTTAGACTTTTTGAATACACGTTTTTTCTTAATGCTACCTTTGTATTCTGTATAGTCTGCCTGTATTAATCTTAGTGGAGTTACTCCGCCACCATATATCCTGTCAACAGGTTCTCCATTAAGTCCGACGTTATTTGATACAATAAGTGTATTACTTGACATCAGTGTTTCCTATTTTCCAACCAAAAACTTTTGCTATTTCAAGACCGTCAGCAGTTGGTCCTTTTGTAGGTTTAACAACTTTAACTTTTTTACTTTTCTTCATTTGATAGCCTGAGCCTCCTCCGCCTTTGAAATGAATTCGTGGATCGAATGTTGTATATTCTTTACGTTTTACCATATATTGTATATATTAACACAATGTTATAGTAAAGTCAAGTCTTTTTTTTAATGGATAGTATCTACACCCGGAATAGGATTATAATGTTCTGCTATAGAACGTATATCAGTAATTTTAATTTCTGGATGGTTTTCTTCTAGTGTTGTACAAGCATCTTTGAAGTTCATTGCTACTACTTCATAGATATCTTCATTGTCTAATTCGAAATGATAAATTTTAGGCATCTTAGTCCTTTCTAGATCCAGCCTGCTGCAACAGCAAAACCAAATATGTTTACAATACTAAAGTAGAATGTTAATAGCATAACCCACGCTGCACCCCGTCTATATGCTGCATAACACTGCGTTATGCTACCTATAAAGAAGTTTGGGTATACTAGTAACATATTAGGATCTCTTGCGTTAAACGCTAGAGTTAAACTAGCACTGACTGTGAAAATAAAACTAATAAGTTCAAAGCCAAATGCTACTTTATCGCTTTGGTAACTCTGTATCCAAAACTGTTTAATTTTAACTATTATATTATTCGTCATCAGCACGTGGACCGTTTACATCATCAGGTAAGTTTTTAGTAATACCTAAGATACCTTCGATGTCCGCCCATTCTTCTTCGTGCTTTGCCCAGTCACCTTTATGTGCAATTTTGATTGCTTTGTTAATAGTGCTTGGTTTAATTTGTAATTCTTCTGCTACTGCTTTTACAGTATCTTTAAGTCCTTCATTTAAATCTTCAACTTCACGCAATACATTAGAACCTTCTTTAATCAAACGTTCTAGTTTTGCTTTTTCTTCAGGACCGTAACTTGATCTTGGCATAGTTTTTCTCCTAGTTAATTTAAGTATTATATAGTCATAAAAAAAGCCAGTCAAGTAATTAACTGGCTTTTAGTGTTATTTTGGTATTCTTTTTTTTACTTACCGCAGTCAGGACCGCAGTTACAATCTGAACCACATTCGCCTTTACAAGCACAGTCAGGACCACAATTGCATTCTTTGCCTTCGTTTAGGCCTTTTTCCACAACGTCATACATTTCGAAACGTCCACCGTTTCTTTCATATACCATAGCAGCAAAAATTTCTTGTTTGTTTGATTCTTCTACTTTAGACTTAGCAACTCTGTTTGCCCAATTCCAAAGAATATCATCTAGTGGATCAATAGCCTGCTGTCCACCACTTTCTTGAACCATTTTCATCATTTCAATAAACGACATCTTTGGTTCTACTGATTCGTTTACTTTCTTTTTAGATTTCTTCTTACCATAAGCACCTTCGTCCATATCTTTTTCTTTATCATCGGACGTCTTGCCTTTTTTCTTATCTAGCATTTTTTGGAATGCTGCTTTTTGTTTAGCAGACTGTGCTTCTACAATTTCGCCATCCATATCTACAAAAGAAACTGATTCGTTTTTCTTCTTGTATTCTTCCATACAAGATTCGCACATTTCTTTTAGTTCTTTCTGATCGCAGTCTGGGTGTGCTTCGCACATTTCTTTAACTGACATACCTTTGCTACACATCATTAAGATGCTTTTCTTGCTAGGTAATTTTTTAGGTTTCTTTTCTGCTTTAATAATTTGTTCTGCTTCTTTAACAGGCTCTTTCTTTTTCTTAGCATCTTTAGCAGCCTTCTTCATAGGCTCTTTCTTGTCACCGTCGCCATCGATGTCAATGTGATCTGGTTTTGATGCTTCAGTTTTCATACCTGATTTTTTAAGTGCTGCTTTAGTTGACTTTTTAATATTAGTAGCCATATCAGCCGCTTCGGTAACTACTTCTTTAGCACCTAGCGAGATTCCTGTTGATTCCGCCAGTGTTGAATAATGCTCTAGATCTTGACCTGGCGTAGTCGGATCTATTTGGCGCATTTTTTGTATAATGTTTCTAAAGTCCATAG